TGGAGCCGGTGGCACTGGCATTCCGCACCAAGTACCCGGAGCTGAAAATCATCATTACAGCGGATGACGATTACCGGACGGACGGCAATCCGGGTATGACCAAAGCAACGGCGGCGGCGCTGGCCATAGGCGGCTATTTGGCAGTGCCGGACTTCGGGACCGACCGTCCGGATGGGGTGAGCGACTTCAACGACCTGCACCGGCTGGCAGGGCTTGAGGCTGTGAAGCGTTGCATTGATGCTGCTGTGCCGATGATCGCGCCAGACCCGAAGGACATCATTGCAAGGATTATCGAATCAGCAAAAACAGACCCGACGGCATATTTGACGGACGAGTCAATCGAGGCGTTCAACGAGCTGAAGAAGAGTAACCCGATGGGATATGAGGCGGCGCGAACCAGTCTCAAATCAGCCAACTCAAAAATCCGCATCGGTCAATTGGACAGGTTTGTGGCAAAGCTAAGCCCGAGCGATTCGGAGGGCAGCGCATCAACTGAGCTTGTTGAGCTGGCGGTTGACCGTTGCCAACTTTGGCACGACACCGAGCTGAATGCTTACGCCACTTTTCAGCGCGAGATTGACGGGCAGGGGCATTTTGAACATTGGGCTGTGGAGTCAAACGGCTTCAAAGAATGGTTGGCCTGGTTAGCGCACACCGAGCTTGGCAGCGCACCCAGTAATGAGGCGTTAAGCGCTGCAAAAAACACCATCATCGGAAAAGCAAAGTTCGACGGCGACGAGCACGCAGTGTTTAAGCGAGTGGGACGCGACTCACAGGGCTATTGGATTGACGTTTGTGATGCGCAGTGGCAGGCCATTTTAGTGACGGCAACAGGCTGGCAGCTTTGCGCCAAGCCCGGCGTTAGATTTACCCGCACCAAGGCAATGCGCCCGCTACCGTACCCGGCCACAAGCGGCAATTTGGGCTTACTGTGGGAGCTAGTCAACATCCCGAGCGAAGACCAACCGCTGGTTCTGGCATGGATGATTGAGGCTTACCGCAGCGACACGCCCTATGCGGTTCTGGAGCTGATCGGTGAGCAGGGCAGCGCCAAATCAAGTACGCAAGAGGTCTTGAGAAACCTGATCGACCCAAATCAGGTCAACTTGCGCGGTAAACCAAAAACGGTAGAGGATGTCTACATTGCCGCCAAAAATAATCACGTTGTCAGCCTGGAAAACCTGTCTGGCATCACTGCGGACATCAGTGATGCGCTTTGCACTATTGCGACGGGCGGGGGCAGCGCGAGCAGGACGTTTTACACCAATGGAGAGGAATCAATTTTAGAGGTGCACGGCCCTGTGGTCATCAATGGGATTTCAGCGGTGATTACCCGGTCGGACTTGCTGGATCGTACCGTTGCATTGTGTTTGCCCACCATCAAGGTGCGACAACTCGAATCTGGAGAGGACGGACTTGACGCCCGTTTCGAGCGCCATTCATCCGGCATATTCGGCGCAATTCTTGACCTGTTTTCGCAGGCGCTTTTACAACTGCCCAATGTCAACATTGCACCAGAGCTATTGCCACGCATGGCGGACTTCGCAATTTTGGGTGAGGCCATCAGTCTGGCGCAAGGGCACCCAGCCGGAATCTGGCTTGATCTTTATAAAGACCACCGGCGTGATGCCATCCGCAGGACGATTGACAGTTCTCCCGTGGCGGTGCAATGCATTGATTTTGTGGAACGTGGTCACAAACACCAAGGCACGGTAAAGCAGCTGCTTGAAAAACTGACGCAACGCATGGAGCAAAAGTCGCTGGAGCACGGCGACTACTGGCCGCGCAGTCCAAAAGGGTTTGCAGACTCTTTGCGACGAGCCGCACCCGCTTTGCGCCAGATGGGAATTTATGCCAGCGTTGACGCAAAACCCAAAAATGACGGGGTTCACTGCACATTGAAAAAAGGTGAACATGAAACTCCCGAGGCGGACCACGTGGATGAAAGCCTAAACAGAAGGAATTCAAGTTCACCAAGTTCACCGAAGTTCACCGCAGCGCCAGAAGACGGCCATTCAGAGCACGAAACAGAGGTTTTCGAGATATGAACATCGTCGAATTACAGAATTTGGGGATAACAACCACCCTGACGGGATCGGGGAAACTGCACCTGGAGGCCAGGCCGGGCTTGATGACACCTGTTTTGCGTGAGCGAATCACTCGAAACCGTGAATATTTGGTACAGGAACTTGTACGTTTGGCCGAATCGGTGAACATGGGTGAACTTGGTGAACTTCATTCTCTTATGTTTGAGCCTGAAACCACCAGCTACGCACCCACCGGAGAAGTTCACCACGCAGCGAACGACCCCGAGCCATCCATCAACCCCGCAGACTGGCGCGAGCTGGCAGCTGAGTACCACGCCCACCACTTCGACTGCAAGCGGTGTATCGCCGCAGGCCGTGGTGCTCAGTATGGTCTGCGCTGCGGCACCGGCTCTGCGCTGTGGACTGCTTACCAAAACACCAATTCAATCTGAAATATCAGGAAGGAAATCAGACATGACCGCAAAACGAAAAGTCCCAGTGAGCGCATTTAAGCCTGGCACAACGGACACCGCCTCTCCGCCCGCTGTCACCCTGACATCAAAACAAGAAGCATTTGCACAGGCGATTGTGTCTGGTAAGACCCAGGCCGACGCTTACCGTAAGGCTTTCAGCGCCGAGAAGATGAAGGACGCGACCATCCATAAGCGGGCATCCGAACTGATGGCCGACGGGGAGGTTACGGGTAGGGTTGAAGCATTACGCGCGCCAGTGGTCGCAAAGCTGCAATACGGACTCGAAGAAGCCATGCTGGAAGCTGCTGATTCCTTCCGGGTAGCCAAGGCCAAGGAGAATGGCGGCGCTATGGTGGCGGCTGTTCAGTTGCGCGCCAAGCTCAATGGACTACTGGTCGAGAAACGTCAAGACGTGACAAACCCGTTCAAACAGGCCATCGGCAACATGTCCGCCGAAAAGGCGCAGGAAATGCTCGACGCGCTGGAACAGATGCAAGTCATCCAAGCAAAGGCCAAAAATGCTGACTGAACTTGACAACCCGGTGTATGTTGAGAAACTGCGCGCCGCCTTGAAAGTGCATGTAGCAGAGCGCAAGCTGGAGCTTTATAAGCCTTACGCGAAGCAGCGGGATTTCCATGCAGCCGGGGCGACGTTCCGTGAACGCTTGCTGATCGCGGCCAATCAGGTTGGTAAAACGTGGAGCGCAGGCTTTGAGACGGCCATGCACCTGACCGGGCGCTACCCGGCCTGGTGGGCTGGCAAGGTCTGGGACAAGCCGGTTGCAGGCTGGGCCGCAGGTGTGACGAGTGAAGTCACCCGCGACTCAGTGCAGCGCGTGCTGGCTGGACGCATCAACGCCATTGGCACAGGCGCGATACCGCTGGACGCGATCAAGGACAAGTCACTCAAGCGCGGCGTGGCTGATGCCATCGATACGATTGTGGTCAGGCACGGCGGCGGCGGTGATGTGCAGGCCGGTGAAAGTCTGCTGGGTTTTAAGAGCTATGACCAGGGCCGGGAGAAGTTTCAGGCCGAGACGCTGGATTTTGTATGGCTGGACGAAGAGCCGGACGAGGAAATCTACACCGAATGCCTGACCCGCACCAACGCAACCGGCGGCATCGTTTACATGACCTTTACGCCGCTAAAAGGCATGACGAACACGGTTAAGCGCTTTGTGATCGAGAAGACGCCAGGCTCCAGCGTCACGACAATGACCATTGATGATGCCGAGCATTACACGCCGACACAGCGCGCGGCCATCATTGCCAGCTACCCGGCGCATGAGCGCGAGGCCAGAACTAAGGGCATACCGACTCTTGGAAGTGGCCGCATTTTTGCAGTCACCGAAGAATCTATCAAGGTCGAACCCATCTCAATCCCTGCGCATTGGCCACAAGTCTGCGGGATTGATTTTGGCTGGAACCATCCAAGCGCAGCGGTGCGTCTAGCCTGGGACCGGGACAACGACATCGTATATGTGACGGCTGCGCACCGCCAGAAGGAGCAAACGCCGGTACTGTTTGCCGCATCAGTCAAACCCTGGGGCTCGTGGCTACCCTGGGCATGGCCGCATGACGGCTTGCAGCACGACAAAGGCTCTGGCTTGGCGCTCAAAGAGCAATACAAGGCGCAGGGGCTGAACATGCTGGACGGCAAAGCCACACATGCGCCCGCCAACGGGGAAGATGAAGGGACGGGCGGTAATGGCGTTGAGGCTGGACTGATGGATTTGCTGGACCGGATGCAGACCGGCCGCTTCAAAGTATTTGACCATTTGGTGGACTTTTTCGAGGAATTTCGTCTCTACCACCGAAGGGATGGGCGTGTCATCAAAGAAATGGATGACATTATCTCGGCGGTGCGTTATGCAGCCATGATGAAACGGCACGCGATCACAAAGCCAGGCCAGGCCACATTCAAACGCCGGGGCTCGCCAATGGCGGTTTGACGCGGCACTGGAAGCACTGCGCGATGGATAGGCTCAACGAAAATTCACGATGGATGCGATCTGGCACGACGCAACCATCGACCGCGTGGCAAACGTCATGCGACCTTACCTGGAAAGTGTGACTGCATGAGCCGAAACTTGTCCGCTTCAGTCCGCACCCTGACCAAACATATCAATTTGATATAATTCCCCCTTGCACATCATCTCTATCAAAATGCTTCGTGATTTCTGGCAGAAACATCCAGAGGCAGAGGGGGTGTTGCGCGAGTGGCACACTGCGGTTGAGCATGTTGAGTTCAAGGACTTCAACCATATTAGAGAAATCTTCAATTCTGCCGACTATGTGCCGCCCTATACGGTTTTTGACGTTGGTGGCAACAACTATCGCTTGGTGGTTGTTGTTAGGTACAGGTTCAAAAAGTCTTTGTGCATCGGGTGATGACGCATCGGGAATACGACAATTGGAACAAGCTCTATCGGAAAGGCAAGGTGTAATCATGCACGCATCGCACACTCAGTTTGACATCAAGGCCATCCAAACCTCTTGGCAGGCATTTGACGCCATAGCTCACCTGCGCCCCATTCACAGTGAAGCTGAGTACACGCGCATGGTGTCCCTGATGAATGCCATGCTGGATGTCGCAGGTGATGACGAAGACCACTCCATGGCGGGCCTGCTTGATTTGGTAGGTGATCTGGTTTGGAAGTACGAACAAGAGATGCACGCTATCGAGCCAGTAGCACCCAAGGATGCACTGCGTTTCTTGATGGATGCTCGAAGTCTGAAGCAAAAAGATTTGGCGGCTATTGTTCCCCAGAGCAACCTATCCGCGATTCTGGCCGGGAAACGAAAAATCAGCGCAACCCTAGCCGGAAAATTGGGCAAATTCTTCGGTGTTAGCCCTGCCGTATTTGTGCCAGCCTAATCTGGTTCTGTGGCCACCATGTTGTCGCTGACCACGATTTGACCCAACCCGGCGGTTTAACGTGGCAAGGATGGCAGAGTTACCGGACATTATTCCGGGGGGCTCTTTCCATCATGGCAGCAACAATTGACACCGCCCGCGCGCATATGCTGCGCCAGCATGGCGACATCACGGCGGTTTACACCTGGGTCAACGATGAGCGGGCGCTGGTGCTGGTGCCGACTTACCGCAAAAATGCGCCCTGGTTCATCGTCTGCG